ACTATAATGTATCAAGTCAATCTTGGAAATAAAATCTTATATTATCCGGCATCAGAAGATGCGGTTATATATGATACGGAATTGAATGAAGAGGTGGGACTTGCCGGAGAGTTTACCTTTAAAGTTCCGCCACAGAATCCGCTTTATTCGGAGTTAACGCAAGGCGCACTTGTAACGATCCTGAAAGACAACGTTGAGGTATGGCGCGGAGAGATTCGCAATATTGATACGGATTTTGCGAAGATAGCGGAAGTGTATTGCCTTGAGGACTTGGCATGGTTGGCGGATGAATACTTAACTCCGGCTCTTATCACAAATGAGACATTCGCGCAGCGTTTTCAAACAGCAATCGGGGCATATAACGCAAGTCGGTCAAGTGAGAGACAATTCGCGGTCGGATATATCACAAATGTCAACAGTTCCGATGATTGCACATGGCAGACCGAATACGATCAGAGCATACTCGATTGCTTGAGGAGTTGTATCTGTCAAGCTGGGACAACAACGGGATATATCAGAGTAAGACGTGTCACTTCCGGGGGAGTAGTTACAAGATACATTGATATAGTTCGACTTGCTGACTATGGTAGTCAAACAACACAGCCGATAGAGTACGGGTACAATCTGTTGGATTACGTCAAAGAATCCGATTATAGCAATTTGGTTAACGTACTCACACCATACGGTGATGACCTTGATAGTGAGATATATGAGGGTTATTCCGCTAAATTACAAGGCACAACCATAACAAATACTGATTCGGTCAATATATATGGCAGACACGCAAAAGCGGTTGTTTTTGACGGAGTTACAGAGCTTAACACGCTTAACGCATTGGCGGCGGCATACTTAACCAGATACTCACAGCCACAGCTTACTATGGAAGTTGAAGCGGTGGACTTGTCGGCGGTTGAGAGCGTGGACGAGATCACGATAGGCGATTCGGTTCGGATAATTGCTCAACCATTCGCAGTGGATCAGTGGTTATATCTCACGCAGATTAAGAGAGACATTCAGAACATCGACAAGAATAGTATCACGTTATCGGGATATGTGCGGACCGGTCGGACGATAACAAGTCAGGCACAACAGACTACAGAAGCGGTCAAAAATATACCGAGTAAGGCATCTATCTTGGATGCGGCACGAAAAAATGCGCTTGAGATACTCAATGGAGTTGATGGTGGATATGTCACGTTTGAGACTAACGCAAATGACCAGATAACCGAGTTAAGGATAGCCAACAACATGGACTATTCGCAGGCCACGAAGTGTTGGCGGTGGAATCTTGGCGGTTTGGCTTATCTTGAACGAGAGACTCCGGCAGATGATTGGACAGTAACAACAGCTGCCACAATGGATGGTGGATTTGTTGCGGACTTCATAACAGCAGGAACAATTCGCGGCATTACAATAAGCGGCAACAACATAGACGGCAACACTATAACAGGTGGCTCGATAACATCCGATAACGGCAATTCAAAAGTCTATATCGGTGGCGGAAATATCACAGTATATGACAGCCCGACAAACTTCTTCCACATATATAAAAACAGTAATTCAGATTATTATGTGGCAATCGGTTCGGATAAGTGGGCTTGTCAGAAGCCGGGGTCATACATTGAGCTGAACGCATATGACATTTTCGAATATTTGCAAAATCATATTTAGGAAGGGAGAGAAAAATGGCTGACATAAGCACTGAATTAGCGCGGATTCTATCGGCTATATACGGCGAAGATGTACGCGGTTCAATCCATGATGCAATCGAGAAGATTAACGATGTGTCGGAAGTAGTACTCACTACGGGTACGGCGGTAACAGGTCCGTCAAGTTCAAGCGAGGGATTTTATGATAATTCACTATACTTGAACACTGACAACATGGAGTTGTGGAAGTGTACGGGGGTTAACACTTGGGTAAGTCAAGGAACACTCAAGGGAGATCCGGGAGAAGATGGAGCAGACGGAGCAGACGGAAACGGTATAGCATCCATCACTAAAACCGCAACATCTGGACTTGTTGACACTTACACCATCACATACACCGATGGCACAACAACCACATTCAATGTTACAAACGGCGAAGATGGAACGGACGGCATAAACGGGAATAGATGGTACAGAGGAACGGGCATAAGCGGTAAAGCTGTACTTCCGACGGTTTACACTGATTCGGGGGTCGCAGATGCTAATTCGGGCGATATGTTCCTCAATCCGACAGAAGGTGCGGTATATTCGTGCGTGACGGGTGGTGTACCATCAGTGGCTACATGGCAATATGAGATGACGTTATCGGGCGGTGGTAGTGGCGGAACAAACGACTACGTTGATTTGATCAACAAGCCGCAGATTAACGGAATAGAGTTGAACGGAAACTTGACGGCTGCAAGCTTAGGGTTCGCGACAGTAGCAACATCGGGAGCATATGCTGATGTAACAGGCAAGCCGAGCATCAACGGACACACGTTGTTGGGCAATCAGACCGGGGCAGATTTAGGACTTGCAAGTAGTTCGGACATACCGACAGTAGACCAAACATACAACGCAACATCAGCAAATGCACAGAGTGGAACGGCTGTAGCGAGTGCGATAAGCGGTAAAGCCGATAGTGCATCACTTGCGACAGTAGCAACATCGGGAAGTTATAACGATTTGACTGATAAGCCGACTATCCCAACAGTGAATGACGGACAGTTGACGATTCAGCAGAACGACACGAATAAAGCCACATTCACGGCTAATCAGAGCGGAAATGCAACGGCGAACATTATTACCGATGAGTGGACGGCAACAGCAACAGTGTCAAGTAATAGTACAGTAACATTCACGGGATTGGATGATAGTTACGGATATGAGTTGTACTGTCAGAACAAACTTATCGGTGTATCAGCAATGACAAAAACGGGTAGCGGAACATCTGTAACACTTAAATATACAGTAACAGGAGCGGCAAGCGGTGACGTTTGTAAGTTAAGGATATTAAAGTAAAGGAGATTAAGACATGGAAACAAAATACTTTGTAGCAGAGGCATATCGTTACGCAGAATCAAAGAAGTGGGAGTATCAGATTTCGGGAGTATATGACACACTTGAGGACGCAAAGCAGGCATACCATAGCAGGGGCGGAGCAATAATCAAAAAAACGAACGACCATGCAATGGTTATCATTTATGATTCATACGGCAACAGGATAGATTCCGACTATGTGAACACATACGTTGAACCCGAACCGAACGAGGAGGCTTAATATGTATCAGAGAGCAGGAATAAGTAGCGGTGGGGGCGGTAGTATAAAAAGCGGCACATTGAAAAACATAACCGCAGGTAGCACTGTAACTATATCCACAGGGTTAAGCGTTGTTAATCGTTTTGTTATTGTTATGGATTGGGTAAGAACAGGCGTGTCGAATCCTATATCAGTTGCCGCATACGATAGAGCAACTTCTAACAGTACATATGATGTAGCCACAGGAGTTAACGCAAATTCAGGGAATGGCGGAAGTAATAGACCGCTTGGAACTGCTGTCAGTGCGTCTATGAGCTTTACTATTAACAGTGTAACAGGCGGCGATGTAAGCATAACAATACCAAGCTCATATGGCTCTAGTAGTTATTGCGTATGGTACGCAGAGTGAGGTAACACCAATGTCGCAGATACTTACAACTACAAGTGGTACGCAGAATAAAATCCCTTGTCTACTCTGACAAGGGTAGATAAGGAGAATATAAATGTTTCAAAGAGCAGGAATAAGTAGCGGTAGTGGAGAAGAGAAATATTACCACACATCAACAACTTATGGCACTAAAACCTTCAATTGCGGATTCAGACCGAAAGTTATTCTCGTTATTCGTAATGACTCAGCTTCTAACAGGAATTACGGGTGTGTATATGCTGAACATACTCCCGACGGGGATAATAAGCAACATCAGATATCAGGCGGGGGCTGGCAAGCAGTTGGTAGTGGCACAGCTTACAATGTAATTGGTGCTATAAGCAATACAGGGTTTACAATGTCAACTACTTACACCGTAGCTTGTGATGTATATGCATGGGGATAGTAAAATGACAGAACCGATAACAATTAACTTGCTTTTTCAACTTGGTGGAATTATCGCTACTATTTGGGGCGGATATAAAATCTTAATGGAGATTATCAAAACAATAGGAGCTAGATACGTCAAAGTGCAAAAGCAAGAGGAATTAGAGCCGACACTGATTAAGAATATTCAAGACGAGCGTGACAAGATATACGCCAACTATGACAAGCAATTAGCGGATATTCGAACAGAGATAGACGATAATCACACGGACACCGAAGCAAAGATACAAGAAGTACGGGCAGAATTGGAAATGCTCACAGAATGTATGTACGCTACGCTTGACGGACTTCATCAATTAGGCTGCAACGGCAAGGTCACGGAAACACGGACAATGCTAAACGAATATCTGATTAAGAGGGCGCATGATTAGATACGGAGATATTACGGGATATGATGACGCAGAAGTCATAGAAGGGAGTAATTATGAACAACAAGACTTACGATGTACTGAAATGGGTAGCGCAGATACTTCTTCCGGCAGTGGCAACACTGTACTTCGCAATAGCGCAGATATGGGGATTGCCTTACGGGGAAGAGATAGTCGGAACAATCACGGCCATTGATGCGTTTCTTGGGGCATTGCTTGGGATAAGCACATATCAGTACAATAAGGACAGAAACAATGACGCAGGCTGAATTTATCAATACAATAGCACCATTGATAGTGGCGGAAGGTCAGAAACGGGGATATAAGGTATTCTCGACAGTGATTGCACAATCCATTATCGAGAGCAATTTCGGCAAGTCGCAGTTGTCCGAGAAGTATCATAACTACTTCGGTCTGAAATGCGGTAGCGGTTGGAAGGGTGCATATGCCACATTCAACACAAAAGAAGAGTACAAAGTTGGTGTACTGACCACAATCAAGGACAAGTTCCGAGCTTATCCCGATATGGCAAGCGGTGTTAGTGGATATTACGATTTTATCTCCACCAAGCGTTATGCCAACCTTAAAACCGCAACCACTTACAGAATGTATGCGGAATTCCTGAAGGCAGATGGATACGCAACTTCATCCACATATGTGAACACTTTATGCACAATTGTGGAGCGATTCGGTCTAAATGCTTACGATCACGGATTTATGCCTACCATGTGGCAAGTTGGCAAAACCTACACAACACAGCAAGACTTGAACATCCGGCAAGAGCCAAACGGCGATACAGTGCCATTTAGTCAGCTCACAGCAGACGGACAGAAACACGCTTTCATTAGTCCGAGTGGGTCATCAGTGCTGCGGAGAGGCACCAGAGTGACAGTGAAGGCCATTCAATCAACCGGATCCGCAACGTGGGTCCAGATTCCATCTGGGTGGATATGCGCCAAAAACAGCAATAACATTTTTCTATTATAACGCTTCCCTTTATTTATCTTCCCTTATATAGAGCCGTTTTCGGGTAATGCCGGGCGGCTCATTTTTATGTTACGGGTTATATAACAAACATATCAGATAACCGCATAAATCCGCTATTGAAAAAATCTGAGATGAACGAAAAAGGCACTTGCAATATAAGCAAATGCCTAAATTTACGTTGTTTTCTCACGTTTAATAACGTTATGTTATTGTTTCGTTATACTACGCGTTATATTACGCGCTATATAACAAGATTTACGGCTTCCAACATCACAGATAATTCAATGTGAGTGTAGTGATCGGTTACGTCTTTTGCGGAGTGTCCGACAATAGCGCGGATGATTCGCTTGTCAACTCCGGCTTCGGTTAAGATGGTAGTGAATGTATGCCGTGTATCGTGGACATGATGACCGGGCAAAAACTCCTGAAAGTATCGGTTGAACACTCCATATTCGGGTACACGCTGAATTGGCAGCAGACTTTTTGCTTTGTCCGATAGAGGAACAACACGCACTCCGGCTTTAGTCTTTGCCTTGACTATCTCCAGATGATCGGGGTAACAGTTTTCTTCTTGCAGTTCAAACAATTCTGAATAACGCAATCCCGTGTATATATAGAAAAGAATTATCTTTGCGGTTTCGCTTTCCTTTGACAGTTCCCACAAATGCATACGCTCCTCATACGTTATGATTTTACGGTCAATTTTGCGCGGTTCGGGTTTATCCGATATCTCGACCACCTTATGAAGATTAAGGGCAGAAACGGGCAAATATCCGCGTTTTACGGCATACTTAAAAAGATTCTGCAACAGTTTCCGCACGTTAACCGCACTGTTGACAGTTCCAGGCAGAGAATCATAGAAGCGTTGGAGCGTTAAGCGGTCTATCTGTCCGACTTTGACATCATGCAATGGCTTTAACTTCTTGTATGC